GTAATAGTTCGTACAAATATAATAGTAGGCGTGGCGATAGCAGAGACAATAATAAGGTTCAAGTTCTATACTTCAACTACAAGACCTATATGAACGAGGTTTATAAGATGAAGCAATTAGCTACAGGAGCGGAAAAAGCTATAGAAAAAGATGATTCTTTTAATCCAGAGGAAAACGAAAACTTCGGTAAGCAATCAAAATCTATAGAATGCCTATATGAAGGAGCTTTGATTTTAGGAACAAATAAACTCATAAAATGGGGAATGTCAAAAAACATGATGCGCCCTAAAAGTGATCACTCTAAAGTAAAAATGAATTATGCTATTTGTGCCCCTAGAATGTACGAGGGTAGAATAGAATCTTTAGTTAGCAGAATAACGGGTTTTGCAGATATGATCCAACTAACACATCTTAAATTACAACAAGTGTTGTCGCGTATGGTACCAGACGGAGTGTATCTTGACGCTGATGGACTTGCTGAGATAGATTTAGGTAACGGCACGAACTACAATCCACAAGAAGCTTTAAACATGTTTTTCCAAACAGGTAGTATTATAGGTAGGTCTATGACGTCAGAAGGCGATATGAACCCCGGTAAAATACCTATTCAAGAAATATCCGGAGGACAAGGCGCTGGTAATAAAATGCAGGCTTTGATCGGAACGTACAATTACTACTTGCAGATGATTAGAGATACTACTGGATTAAACGAAGCTAGAGACGCTGGTAGTCCAGACGAGAGAGCTTTAGTTGGAGTTCAAAAACTAGCTGCGGCAAATTCAAATACAGCAACTAGACATATATTAAATTCTGGGTTATTTTTAACTAAAGAAATATGCGAGTGTCTTTCGCTTAGAATATCTGACGTATTAGAATATTCTCCTACAAGAGATGCCTTCATACAAAAAATCGGTGGACATAACGTTGCTACATTAGCGGAGATGTCTGAATTACACTTGTATGATTTCGGTATATTTTTAGAATTAGCACCAGATGAAGAAGAAAAACAAATGTTAGAAAACAATATTCAAGCAGCGTTATCGCAGCAGGGAATAGAGTTAGAAGACGCTATTGATCTTAGAGAAATTAAAAACGTTAAACTAGCAAATCAACTTTTAAAAATAAGGAGAAAACAAAAATTAAGTAGAGATCAACAAGTACAACAAGAAAATATGCAAGCGCAAGCAACTGCTAATATAAGACAAAGACAAGCAGAAGCAGAAGCAGAAATACAAAAACAACAATCTATAGCTAATACAACTATGTCTATGGATCAGAAGAAGTTTGAGTTTGATTCCCAGAAACTACAACAAGAAGCCGCTATTAAAAAAGAATTAATGGAATTAGAATTTAATTTTAATATGCAGTTAAAAGGGATGGAAGTAGACGGGCAAAGAGGCAAAGAAACAGAAAAAGAAGATCGTAAAGATAAAAGAACAAAAATACAAGCAACGCAGCAGAGTGAACTTATAGATCAAAGAAATAACAATAAACCACCTAAAAACTTTGAATCATCAGGTAATGATGTATTAGGTGGGATTGATATGTCACAGTTTGGTCCTAGGTAAAACAAATTATTAACTATTATTATATTATATTATGGCAAAAAAGAAAAAAGAAGAAGTAGTTGAAAAGACTACAAACGAACCTAAAGGTGACGTTACAAAAGTGCAAAAAAAAATGAAAACTAAACCTCAGGTTGTAGAAGAAACTATAACTAAGGTTAACTTAGATAAACCACCAACACCAAAAGAAAATGAAGAAATTAAAGAAGACGCAACTAACGACGGAGGAGTGGTTGAACTCGCTGAAGATACCAACGCCACACAAGAACAAGAAGAGGTACAGCAGGAAGTTGAAACACAAGAAACCCCAGTTATAGAAGAAATAACAAATAAAGAATCGGAGTCAAAAGTAGAGGAAGTTGTTAATACCGTAGAAGGCGCTATAGTTGAATCTATAGAGACGGGAGTAGAACTTCCAGAGAATATACAAAAACTCATGAATTTTATGGAAGACACGGGTGGAGATTTAAACGATTACGTTACTCTTAATCAAGATTATTCGGAATTAGACAACCATACTTTATTAAAAGAATATTACAAGGTTACTAAACCACATTTATCAGACGAAGAAGTAGATTTTGTAATGGAAGACGAATTTGCGTATGACGAGGATATAGATGAAGATAGACAAGTAAAAAGAAAAAAACTAGCCATGAAAGAGCAAGTTGCTCAAGCAAGGCAACACTTGGAAAGTGTAAAATCCAAATATTACGAAGACATCAAGATGGGTTCAAAACTCACTGAAGAGCAACAGAACGCTATTGAAGGTTTTCACAAGTACAATAAGGAATCAGAGCAAGATAAAAAAATGTTCAAAGAACAATATGACGTTTTTGAAAAAGAGACAGAAAAAGTTTTCAACGAAAAATTCAAAGGTTTTGAGTATGAGGTTGGAGATAAAAGATTTAGATTTAATGTAAACGACGTAGATAACGTTAGGGAAAGTCAAAGCGATATTAACAACTTTATCAAAAAGTTTTTGAATAAAGATATGAGAATGGAAAACGCTAAGGATTATCATAAATCATTATACACGGCTTTTAACGCTGATAAGATTGCTAATCATTTTTACGAACAAGGTAAAGCTGACGCAATTAAAAACAGTATCGCTAAATCTAAAAATGTTGATATGTCTCCTAGACAGACGTTTGGAGAAAACCTTAATGCTAATGGTATTAAAGTTAGAGCTTTAGACACTGACACGTCACCTGATTTCAAATTCAAAATTAAAAACAAATAACAATTTAAAAATTAAAAATTATGGCAATATCAAATCCTGGTGGTTTGTTAAATAGCACACCTGCTCATATACAGCAGGCACTACAATCAAACTACTTCGACTTTACTGCGACAGCTGGACAAGGCTGGGCGCAACAATATTTACCAGATCTTATGGAGAAAGAAGCAGAGGTATTTGGTCCTAGGACTATATCTGGATTTCTTTCACAAGTAGGAGCTGAAGAAGCTATGTCTGCTGACCAAGTTGTGTGGTCTGAACAAGGTAGATTACACTTAGCTTACACAATGACGGTAACTACCGTTGGTGGTGGTTCCTCTACAAACGGTGGTTTAATCACAATCAACGACCACATCGATACTAACGCTACTTACGTTTCGGGTTCTCATGGTGTTAGAGTAAACGACACTGTTATTTTAGCTACTAGTCAAGCTGTATTAAAAGCTTTAGTTGTTCACGTTAACGGTAACGCACTTAGTGTTGAACCTTACGGAGCGGCTGACTGTACTACTCTTACCGCAACTACTGGATCATTATTAGTATATGGTTCTGAGTTTGGAAAAGGTCAAAGTTATAACTCTGCTGCCGCTGCTGCTACTGAGCAAAGAGGCGCTAACGAACCTAGTTTCAAATCTTACACTAACAAACCAATTATTATTAAAGATTACTACGAAGTATCAGGTTCTGATACAGCTAGAATCGGTTGGGTTGAAGTTGCTTCTGAAGAAGGTCAAAGTGGATATCTTTGGTACTTAAAGGCTGAAGCTGATACAAGAGCACGTTTTAATGATTACTTAGAAATGGCTATGATAGAAGGTGAGCTTGGGGTAGAGGGTACTGATGATGTTGCGGCGTTTGTTGGACCTGCTGCTACTGATGCTTCTGGTACACAAGGTTTGTTCGCTGCTATTGAATCAAGAGGTAACATTACTACTGGTGTAACTGGTGTTAATGCTGCGACTGATTTAGCTGAATTCGACGCTATTTTAGCTGAGTTTGACTCTCAAGGTGCTATTGAAGAAAATATGATGTTCGTAAATAGAGCTACGTCTCTAGCGATGGATGACATGTTAGCTTCTATGAATTCTTACGGAGCTGGTGGTACTTCTTATGGAGTATTCAATAACTCAGAAGACATGGCATTAAACTTAGGTTTCTCTGGTTTCAGACGTGGATCTTACGATTTCTACAAATCTGATTTCAGATACTTGAACGACAAAGCTACTAGAGGTGGTATTAATGCTTCCGCTGGAGCCAACGCTATTAGAGGGGTTGTTATCCCAGCTGGTACGTCAACTGTTTACGACCAAATGTTAGGTAAAAATCTTAAGAGACCATTTTTACACGTTAGATATAGATCTTCTAAAACTGACGATAGAAAAATGAAAACTTGGGTTACTGGTTCTGTTGGAGCTACTACATCTGCTTTAGACGCGATGTCAATCCATATGTTATCGGAGAGATGTTTGATTACGCAAGGTGCTAATAACTTCATGTTAATGAAGTAAGCATTTATTATATTAAGAGAGGTTGGGGTTCGCCCCAACCCCTTTTATTTTATTAATTTTATTATATATTATATTATGACAAAGAAAACAAAAAAAGTTGAGGTAGAAGAACCTCAAATCCAAAACGTGGTAGAAACACCACAGGTTGTAGAACAACCAAAGGCAAAAGCAAGAGAAAGAGTTAAACCATCTAACGAGTGGGAAATCAAAGATAGGGCTTATTATTTGAAGGGTAGTAAGAGACCTATATCTAGATCGATTAAATCTACGAATATCTATTATTTTGACGAAGAGTTAGGTTACGAAAGAGAACTTAAATATTGTCAAAACCAAAAAACTCCATTTGTTGACGAAATGAAAGGCGATCAAAGATTAGAACATATTGTTTTTAGAGGTGGTCTTCTACTTGTACCAAAAGAAAAAACAGTTTTACAAAAACTATTAAGTTTATACCACCCGCATAAAGACGTGTTATATTACGAATATAAACCAGCAGCATTAGCCGCCGAAGAGATCGATGTTTTAGAGCAGCAAGTAGAGGCGTTAGTAGCGGCTAGAAATGTTGATATCGACATGGCGGAAGCTATCATGCGTGTAGAGAAGGGCTCTGAAGTGTCTAACTTGAGTTCTAAGGAACTTAGACGTGATTTGTTACTGTTTGCTAGAAACAATCCTAAATTGTTCTTAGAATTAGCTGATGATGAAAACGTAATGCTTAGGAACTTCGGTATTAGATCTGTAGAAAATGGGATATTAAGATTATCTTCAGATCAAAGAAACTTTTTATGGGGAAGTAACGGTAGAAAGATAATGACGATACCGTTTGACGAGCATCCATATACCGCTTTAGCACATTGGTTTAAAACTGATGAAGGTATGGAGATATATGCAAATATAGAAAAAAGATTAAACAATTAACCAAACTGTAGAGCGGTCGCCCTACGGGGCGATCGTAACTACAAAATAAATTATATGAAATCAAAAGGATTAGGTGATACAATAGAAAAAATCACGAAAATAACCGGTATAAAAACCCTACTTGAACTCGGAAATAAACACATGGGTAAAAAGGGTTGTGGTTGTAATAAGAGAAAGCAAGCTTTAAATAAAAAGTTTCCTTATAAAAAATAAAAAAACATTATGATAAA